AGTCTCCACACCGTTGCCAGCGTGATATTTGCAGCTGCAACCTTGTGCAGGCGGTCGTGTAGTGGCATGCCCCTATACCGCCACATGACTTGGGCCTGCATAGCGTGTAGGTAAGGCAAGAATTCGGCCGGTATGACCCCACCTGTGTCAGCAGGTAAGTGCCACTTATGCTCAATACAACTTTTCACCTCCTCTTCCGGTATGAGTGCAAGCAGAGCCCCATATAGGGATAGTGCTCTCATGCCGCCATAACGCAAAGCCAGTCTTATAACCGCATCTCCAGGTGCAACTCTCCCTGTCTCAGAGATGAATTGCTGGAAGGTCTTTGACACTGGGGCTCCGGCTATCACATTCAGCGCTGAATCTGCTGGGCTCCCAAATCCTAGCGCCATTGTCCTCAGTGCGCTGGCCATCCCTTCCGGGTCATAATCAGCATACAAATCATACCCGTGGAGAGCACGTGTGCACCAGGTATTGGCCAATGCAAAGAAATCTGTGCATGGGCGTGTTTGGTAGTATTCCGCACTCCGGCTATGTTCATTCATACGTATCACATGTTGGCTGTACCACTCATTTGTCTCCCTCCGCAATTCGCGGTAGCCAGTCCCAGGTAGATCTAATCCGTATGTTGCAGCCTGTGCGCTCTGTAGAACAGAATCAGCCCTTGTGATGACATACCCCTCGCTGAACAGACGCTTTGCTACAAAATTGACGAGCAGCCGTGTGTTGGCAGGCACATCAACGAGAACTGGTCTGATCTTCGGCCATGTCCACCCACTCCTACTACGCAGTGGCAGTTGACCGTAGCGAGCGACACCGAATCCGCCATCCTCAACGGCCGTGTATAGCACCCTGAGTGTCGGCTTGACAGTGCCGAAGGCAGCTGTGCTGAAAGTGGCCCAGTGCATGCAGACTACATTCCTGTATATCTCTGCTCTCATTGATGCTCCGCGGTTAATCAACCCATTGATTGCGACCGAGGTGCCCAGCACGAATTCAGGGCTGCTTGTTGCCACCGGTGCCTGCAGGTCAGAGCCGCCGAAGGATGATATAACTCGATTTAGGCTATTGGCCATTGTCCCGTCTCTGAAGTAGAACACTCGGAGCAGCTCAGCCACTTCACCGTCAATGAGCTGCTTCCCTGCATTCAACTCATGATTTTGCCCGCAGAGTGTCGCAGCGCCACGCCACGAGATTAGGCCATGTGCTGTCTGGGTGTCACTATCATCCCCACAGACCTCATACTCAGCGGGGAATGCGCTGCCGTACTTGATCCCATAATCCTCGCACATGATTGAGAAATACCAATAATTGAACATTGTGTTGAAGAATTGGGTTGTCCTCCACCCTGACCACAAGCCTTGACGTACCACCTTCCACTCTAACTTATTGTCTACGAGTGGCCTGTTGATATCTGCCAGCTGCACGTTGTCAAAGGAGGCAGCGCACCACCTTGCAGCCCCGGCAAACCATTGCCCCTTTGTGTAGCTATAGCTCCTGCCATCAACAATGCCCGTGGCGTACTGTTTCCGCATGGTGACCTGTGCTTCGTATGTATCTGCCAGCACTTCATAGAAGTGTTTCATATGTTTGAACATGTGCGTGTGGTTGAAATCAGCATAATCGGTGTCCATGACATGCTGCATCTGCTTCATCCTTTTTCTGCGGCGGTTGATGTTATATAGATGCTGATCGCGCGTCCTCTCAAGAACAATCTGCCTCGTTCTCTTGAATAATGCTCCTTCAATATCTCCAATAGCTATAGATTCCATCAGCCAGTGCGGTATCTCACTAGGCAGCAAGGCACGCTCCTTCCCAGCTTCAAGCTTGTTCGCTATAACGCCACGCATCTCCGGCTGCATTGTGGCCATGATCTGTATCAGCCTCTCATCGGTTGCATATGCCAGCCAGACCCTCTTTGACACTGTCCTACTGAAATCAGCTGGCAGCTCATCAGTGTACTTTCCCGCACTGCCAGAACTCCCTACCTGCATATACCGTACCCGCCAGGTCTGCAGATCATTGCACTCATCTCGTTCATACACTTCAGTTACAACTGCCATTGCCGCAGCATACAGGTGGTAGAGCCTCCTATCAAACTCAGCCTCTGTGCGCCTCAATGTACTCTTCTCATACGCCACATGCCCACCTTCCAGCGGCTGCTCCCGTATGGTTATGACGTCTAGATCTACGGCCTCAGCGTGGTGAAACCTCCCTGCAAGCATGTTCATGTATGCCATGTCGATCCAGTGCACCTTGACTTCGCATAATGGCCTCTGAGCACGCCTCACGCTGTCGTGGACATTCTTCAATCTCTTCGCCATCCACTTCAGGCCACAGCACAGGATATCATACTTGATGAGCCAGGCGAGGACTGGTTCACGAATGCGATCTGGTGTAACTATATACCAATTGAACCAGCAGATGGCGCTCTCTGCAGTGCAGCCACCCGTGGCATCGAAAATGCTCATAATACCTGGGATATCGCGCGTCTTCTTGACATAAGCAACTACCACCTTCGCCAGTACCGGGAGTGTTATCCTTTCCCGGTCCAGGAGAGCTTTAACGCCAACCGGGTAAGCCCATTGGAGCATGGCTGCTACAACACCACTCTCACCTTTGGTTAGGCCAGCAAGTAAGTTCCTCCTCAGACTAACTTCCTCTTTCCCGCTGAGAGGTTTGCCATTCAGCTCCTCATCATACACCCATGCCCCGTGGCCATACGACTTCTTCCCTCCACGTGCGTAGAGTGTCCGCTCATACTCAAGACCAAGGACACGCATCTCCGCACTAAAGACGAAATCTGGGTATTGTCCTTCACCGTTGATTGCAAACCAGGCCTTAGCCCACTCAACACCCCCTACTGTTTTCGTCCTCTCACACAGGCCCTTGAGGCTCATGTAGAAGTTCTCATCAAAGGACCTGGGGTTGTTGAACTTGCATGGTGGCCTCTCAAAATCAAGCACCAGCCGCTGCATCCCCTCATCTAACTTCACGGGCTTATTTATCCGGTCCACAACGAGCTCTTCAAAAGGGTCAGGCACTTCAGGCTGATCGTATGTGTCACTGCAGTAACTTGCCTCTGCAGTTATGTCTAATAGGTATTTTTCCCTCTCCTTGAAAGTGCAGAACTTTCTCGAAAACCCATCATCCAGGTGCGCTCTATTAGCTTCATGCTCCCGTAGATCGGTGCCACCAGTGGCAATTCTAAGGCCCTCCCCTTCAAGCAGGATGCTCGCGACAAAGATGCGGTCTGCCGGGGCGGTTTCGCGTGCCCAGGTCAACAGCAGCCTTTGGTCACTGCCGAGCGCACTCTCCCGGTGGTATGCGTTCAACTCGTCCCAATCACCACTCGCCTTAGCTTTCTCAAAGATAGGCTCCACATCGCACCATCGCTCTAGGTCATCATGATCAATAAAAAACTGTGGGTACTTCCGTGCCAGTGTTGTTTTTCCCTCATGGCTAGGGATCGCTACTGCATATTTGTAAAAATTCATGGTAACGGCTTTCGCTCAGTTACAAGGGGGTGGGGGGGTGGTTGTGTGATTATAATGTCAGGCTTCCGCTGACATCAATTTGCGCGGCAATTCGCGTTTTTGCTCCTATACCCGTCCTCAGACCAGCATACCTAACATGTGGGTCCCTGACACCTTCTCTCCTGCCTTTGACGAGCTGTGGCTTGCACATAATCAAGATGCTCGGGTTCCCAGCAGCTGCATCAATCCCCAAGCTAATGTTCGGGTATGACACGAGGCATTGTGGATGTCCGCGCTTGATACCCATCGCACTATCCACCAGAATGTCGTCCGCTGCTTGGGGGTTAGCAGTGCCGATAGCGAGAGGCGGGAGCGTGGGGGTTAGCCACCTGAACCTACCAACATTCCGCATCGTAGTCTCATCCAACGGGTGGTTAAGTGGGTCCCGGGCATTATCAGCTATGGAGGACGTTAATCCAATGTTTGATATTCCAACACTGCGACTCCGGTATATGAAATCGACCTCCTTTTTCTTTAGCGCGCGATGGAAAGGATTGGCACGCGTGGTGTAGTTGGCACAGTGCCTGAACCATGGCTCATGCTGTGCGTCATCCATCTCCTGGTCAACACTTGCCCGCTGGATGGTGTTGGAGTAGCCCGCGGTATAATTCAGCCCTGGCACTATACTCCTAGCAGTCAAGGCAAACACACCGTTCGCACTCCCAGCAGCTGAGCGTGTAATGGGCACTTCCCTCCAGGAAATGGCCAGGGAATTGCAGCTGAAGTACACTATTGGATCCAGCGCCATTGTAGATCCACCGAGGCACAGGTCAGAGTGGTAGGGACGAGTCTCACCTCCGCATGCAAGCGCATAAACCTCTGCATCACCCACTGAGTTGGGGTCATCCCGCCTCGTGGAGACGCCCACATTGATGTGCAGCCCGATCCTTGCCGCTTCGCGCCTAATGGCAGCGAGCAGGTGCCCACTGTACTTCCGATCACCACCAAGCTCAAGATTGTGTAGGATCGTATTGTGTCCCTGGGTCAGCTCGGTGAGCCAGGCAGGCTGGTCAGCAAGCGGGCAATTCCCATCTAGCCTCTTCGTATAGAAGACAGCATCTGTAGCTGGGTGAGTCCGCTTGTAGACATAGTGCACGTATGGCCGAGGGACCTCAAACACCTGTGATGGCAATCGAACTGATCTTGCGCTAGCGGAATGATCAGTGTGAGGCAGCCCTAGTTTGACACAAGCTTCCAACCAGCTCTTGTAGATCAGCTGTGCAAGTGCTGTCTCATTGGTGCCCGAAATGGCAATGTCCGTAATCTTTAGGAGGGCATCGAGCCGCGCATCTGAAGTGAAGATGTCACCAAGCTGCATGCGTATAGCCGAGGGCGTGAGCTCGAGCGAGGCCATGGCCACATCCCCAGCAATGAAGTACCCCTGAGCTAAGGCATTGATGTACCTGGTCAGGTTCCTCCTTGAATTCTCAACCCGCGCGACACCCATGAACACAGTCTGACCTGGCTTTGCGTTCCCATTCATGAGGATCAGGCTCTGCAGCCTGGCAAGGCCTGCACACACCGGCTGTAGCATGCCCTTCAACTCAACAAAGTAGGGAGTGGTGGCCAGCTCCCTCTTAATTGCCATCCCTCTGAAGAGAGGCCCATTGCCAGGCGCATCAGCAGGTTGCCGGTAGCCGTAGAAGTCGTTGAGTTGTGCTCCCACCCATCGATTTTCCCATGGCTCAGCGTTCACACCGTTATCACCAGCGTGCGCACTATCACACAGCCACATAGCGAGAGCAATCTGCTCACCGAGGTTCATATTCCTTACCTCGCGCCCAAGGGGGGTGTTGAACCAGCCAGCGGATGTGAGCTCAGCAGGAGGCTCGAGTGAGGTGTTTAGGAAGCGTCTGTGCCAGCCCAAGTCAGTGGAATGCCCAATGATGGCGTGTACCCCTGCCCCCTCAGCTGTCTCGTTCAAATCATTGCCATCTACGCCTGGTGCAACGTTGAGCGCAGTATGCATAGCAGTCATCAACGCCGCGTCGGGTACAATGTGAGACGCTCCCCCTGGTAGCGCTGGCATACCAAGCGCTGCGAGGTACCTCACTAACCTAGCCCGAGTGCTGGCTCTAACTGCGCCTGCATTCATGACCTGCCGTGTATCCGGATCTAGATCAAGGATGTCAGGCCTGTACGTGAAGTAGTCACTCGCATTGGCTTGTGCAAGCGTAGCAACTGTATGCGGGGCGAGTGGGACAGGCGGCGCAGGCCGTGGCTGGACTCCGACCTCAGCCGGAACGTACGCCCCGATCATTGAGCCACCCATATACACCAGTCTCCTGGCAAGGCGAGTCATAGACTCAGCATCCGCCAAGCTGACATCAATTTTATCTTCCATAGCTGCTGGGTAGATATCTGCAATCCCCTGAGCCATGGTGTACGCGTGCTGGGCCACGAATTGGGCCGCAGCCTGCACACATCCTTCTTCACCAGTGCACCAGTCAAGCAGCTGTAGCGCTGCCATGATAGCATCCTTGGAGCGGTAGAGCTCATCCATACCACCGACCGCTACGTTGAGCTCAGCGTATCCAGCTCCAGCTGCACTGGCTAACCACAAGGCGTCTCTGGTGTTATCAGGCACATTCCTGTTAACACGGCCCTGCGGGGCAGGGGCAGCTGGTGGAGCGCCGTAGTTTGGTGGAAGCAGACCAGTCAGTCCTTTCGCTGGCAGGCGTGTCCCATCTCCAAAGTCAAGGCCGACAGGGAAGAGGACAATGGGTGCCATCTCCTCGAACATCAAGGGAAGTGCAGGCCTCACTCCGCGTCCACCAACATTGTTATCCACACCGAGGGCAGCGAGGTGGATATTCCCCAATATACATGCACCAGCCATAATTTCCTGAGATGTCATGCAAGAGGGCATGACATCAAAGGATAGGATGACTTGGTTCATCTCGAGTCCAGCTGTGTTTCCCTGGGTATCGAACCGGTATGCGGGGGGGAGTGTGAGCGGAGGGGCGCGGAGTGGGGCGGTGAGTGGAGAGAAGTTCTCGCTTGTTAGGATCACAGGGGGTGCGTCCTGGACCCCATGCCCGAACTGAGCTGAAGTGACAACATCAACACCGCCACACATGGCACGGTTAGCTGTGATAATGTTGTTGACATTTGCTGCGTCGAGATATCCTGTCTGCGACATATGGAGAAGAGCAACCACCCGGTTGTAGACGTGCTGGAAGGAGGTTGCGCCGTCTGCATACTGACCGAGTGTATTGATGAAGTTAGGCGTGTGCGCCTTACTCCTGCCAAAAGCTAAGCGTGCATCAACCGCTTTAGCCTCGAGGGACATGATGGCTTTATCCTGGTCGCCGATGACCGGGACAGTGCACACAGTGCTCTGCCCGTACCCATAGCAATCGTAATCCATCATGGTAGTGACTGGGAGGTCATCCTTCTCCATGGAAATGGTGTCCTCTATTTTGACAACATGCGCTGCAGCATTACTCTCGTACGCCCGCACGCCATGTTCGTACTGCGCAGCAAGGATGAACGTGTTGAAGTCACTCACCGCAACATCTGCCTTGCTGTTTTCAAACCCCTGGATGAGCTGGTCCGCCTTGACCTGGATGTGGCTCGCAGCGGTGCTAACATCAAGGGAACGTGATCCCCCGACGCCGAGTGGTCCGGGAGGTGGGGGAAGGGGGGAAGGGCGTCGATTTTCTGCGG